AGCGGTCCGCCAATGTCTTATTGGCTTTTGCCGGATTTCACCGTCTCAGAGCGCTTACTTGTCCAGCGCGACTTATTTGCCCTGTCATCAGGGCGCGGTTTGGCTTTCCCAACACCGGGGGGCGGGCGCAACTTACCCGGATTTTCACCCAGATAATCGTCACATTCATCAATCTTGACCGCGCCTTCCCACAAGGGCATTTCCACTGCTTCAATCGTGTCGACATCCTTCTTCTCAAAACTACAAGGCCACGACAACGAGCAACGAAGCTCATTAACGGCATGGAAAGGTGCCTTCTGCGGCGTCCGAAAATAACGGACACTGTCCCCAACGGGGACAAAAGAAGTACAACCCCTCATAATCTTGATAAGTGCGTAGTCAGGCTTCATCGCCTCCAACATGCCGCACTTGGTATCGTTAAACTGCGCACGATTCTTTTGGTCGCCTGCAAACATATCGTCATTCCAAAAGACATAATCCGCTTTCTCGCGGGTTGCCTTCGCCTCCTTCATATTGAAGGCTGTTGAACGAACGACGACATATTTATTGAGTTCAGCAACACGTGGTTTTCCCTTCTCAGTATTATACCCCATGTCAAAGAATTCTATGCGACCATAGGTGTTCGAAAACAATTTTGCAGTGTGCAAGTCAGTGTCACCCATACTTCCCGTGTACACTAAATTGCTACGTTTGCCCTTCTCTCTCTTGATCTTCCTTACGTCCTCGAAAAACAAATAATTGACGAGCATGCACTTTAGACCCCCTGCCTTGAAATCCCAAGGATTCGCTCTAAGCAAGTCTGCGGTTATGCGGAGTCCAAGCTCCTGTTGCATGTTAACCGGTGGTCTATTGGTGGAAACAGGTGCTTGAGTGACATTACTTGTTGAAGGAATTATCACAGAATCACCACATGTCGACAAAATTATGTCTTTGTCAGCACAAGGTTTGGGCACAACCTCTGTATCAGAACAAAACATCGGATGTGTTTTCAACAACTTCCTGACGTCACTTTGATATGCTTTACGGTCTGCATTTGTCTTCAAAGAGACATCTTTCGGAATTGGAAATCCTAGTGCCCAGGTACTGGCCCCATCGAAATCAAAATCCGGACATGCACGTTCGAGAATAGCATCCATCCAGCCGTCGTCATTATTATTTGGCATGACTGATTTGTGGACGTAACACTCCATCGCCAAATGCGATAAGTAGTCTGTTCTCTTCCCGAAAGCTTTAAGTATGTCATTCTCTTGTGCTGTTGCTGGATCAAACGGAAGCTTATAGTGCAAAGGTCCGCACAACGCTTCAACAAGTTTACAATAGGCACCCACAAACGGGGTGTTGCTATCTGTGAGTAAGTAACCTTGTGTTTTGAGCCAATGATGTTTCAAGGGATCATGCGCCCAAGCTTCATCCACAAAAGTAATCTTTTGCAGCTGTCGCTTGATATCGCAGCAACTATCCAGACGCCCATGGTAAACCTCTGGACTATAATATCTAGACAGAAATTGGACCGGGTTATCTGGTGTGCA